ACCACCAAAATTGATTTCATTTCCATGGGCTTTACAATCTGTCAGAGTATGAAGGCAAGTCTCTAATGCTCCATCGTATCCACATTCCCCTGTACCATCATCGAAGAAAGTATAAGGACAATAATTCGCAATATATCTAAATAAAGGAAATCTTTGATAGGAAGGATTAAACATACCCAGTGTCCACGATACCCAATATGCATCGGACGTACATCCCATCACTGTAAAATCAAGTTCTAATTCAGAATAATCCTCAACCAATATTCCGTAACCTACAAGAATTATCTTTATGGTAGAATCCAATCCCCCATCCAAATCATTGAGATACGGTGTCAATATTCTCGAAATGTTACAAACCTTCAAACTCACTAATGGAATCTCGCCATCAACATTACTCCCAATCCATCCAAGAACAAACGGAAAAGCTGTATATACATTTCCCTGATAGGTTATGTCTTCATTATTCTTAACAAAGCGAAATACAGTTGGCCCAGCACTATCTTCATCGTCTGACAATGTAATTTCCAATAAAGTAAGAAAAGGGTCTGTATTATGTATCTTATTCTTTTCCGCTTTAATATTTTCAGATAGACTTTTCATGTTTGCACAAATTCAATCTTGGCCGACCACTTGGTATGGTCAGTCGGTTCTATTTGAAATCTTATGGGTGAACCCAATCTCACCTCATACACCACATCATCATCAGGGTTAGTCCAATCAATTGTACCTGCTCCCACCCTGATATTTGTTTGCATAGTTTTAAGAAGGACTTTGTCTGCACCTGTCATAAAACGAATAATTTTGGAAAACCCATCATCCAATGCAGTAAATCTTGGTCTCGTTATAACCAATCCATTTTCCATCTCACTTCTAATAGTAGGGTCATAAGCAACCTCTTCTCTAAAGTTCTCAAAACTCGTCCCTACTGACAATGTTGGAAAAGTTACATCTGCCATTTCTACCTCACGTCATCTCCTTACACTATTTATGGTATCGAATAATGGGCCTGCCCTATGCTGTATCCTATCATTCAAAGCCGCTTCAATCTGTATAATAACACTCTCTCCATCAAAGGAAACATCGGGTTGCTTTATCGGAGCACTTGTATAGTTATTGATAATTACATTTGGAAGCTTTCCTATACTGACCTCATTATTCACACCCGAAAATGTTTCCCCTTTATGAACAACGGCCCAACCTGTTCTTTCAACCGTACCACCACGCTGCATTCCTACCGGAGAAGCTGTTACATTTATACCTCCAGCCTGTGTAACACCAGGAGCAGTAATTCCAGGAAGAAATCCCAATCCCATCATAGCCTGAGCCATTTGCCACCTGATTTGTATTTGTATTATATCTGCAAGGATAGCCCTTGCCAAACTTGCAAAATCAGCTTTGCCTTTCATAACCAATTCCGTCAACGTGTCACTTATCTTATCAAAGGCACGAGCACCTCCTTCACCCATTCTTTCCCATAATTGCTTTGATTGATAAACCCACTCATCCATTTTTCTTGCCATTGGGCCAAGTTCTTTTGAAATCTCTTTTGCAGCATCAGCAGTTTTTTCAAATACTCCCCCAATATCAATACCTATTAAAGATTCCACGGAACCTTTCATCCTATCAAGTAAATCGACAAAAGGACTCAATGATGATTTTACCTCATTCAAACCCCTATTAAAATCTCTCCACGCTATTGACCACTCAAGTTTCCATCTTGCCTTTTCTAAATTTGTAATAATAGTATTAAAAAACTCATCAAGGGCAGGCTTACTTTTCATAAAAGACACAATCATATCATCCATTCCTCTTTCTAATTCCGCAATCTCCCTTGTAAGTTCATCTATCTCATTTTCTAATGGTTCAATACTCTTACTCATCCAAGGAATTGCCCTAACTAAATCTGCTGCTGAATCAACTACTGCATAAAGAACTATCTGTGCCCTTTTTGCCTGAATAATAAATTGTGTCCAAAATACTGGAAGCATTTTTATGTAATCTGCAAGCTTTGCTACTGCCTCAGTCATCTTCTGAATGATTCTAATAAATACAATTCCAATTTCCTGCTGATGAGCAGAAATCCATTCTATCATAGCATCTGTTACGCTTCTAACAGCAGGCTCTAAATAACTCCCTATCTGAACTGATGTTATTTTTATTGATTGCCAAAACCGTCTAAAAGTGTGCATCAATGTATTCGTCATTTTTTCATAAGCTATTTGGGTTAGACCTAACGAATTCAACATCAATTCCAAATCACCTGCCATAGCATCAACTTGTTTTAATGCTGCTGCAAAACCAGCCATGCCTCTAATATTAGGCATAATCGCAGCTAACTGTTCTGCTGTTGCCCCTTTCAACTTTTTCAAAACCCCTGTCAAACCAATAGATTTAAGAGTAGCAGAATTCAATTCAAATCCGAATTCTCTCGCTGCTGTTTTTGCTCCATCCATAGGCTTGATAAATGCATTCATTACGGCTCTTAATGCGGTCGTTGCCAAATCCGCTTGTAAACCTGCTCTGGTCATTGTGGCTATTGCAGCACTCAATTCTTCAAAAGACAAATTAGCTATAGATGCTATCGCAGCAACTTTACCTATATTAGGTGCCAATTCAGCAAAAGTAAGTTTACCCCTTTTCACAGTAGCAAACAAAATATCTGATACCCTACCAGCCTCATCAGCAGACATTCCATAAGAATTCAAAACAGTTGTAATAGCATCAGCAGCAATAGCAGTTGTTGTCATTCCAGCTTTCGCTGCCTTAGCGGATACTGCCAAGACTTTCATTGCTTTTACAGGAGCAACACTTGCTGACAAAATATCATAAAGACCTTTTGATAAAGTATCCGTACCTTCACCAAACTCCATAGCCATCTTCTTAATCGCCTCTCCATAAGCAGGCATATATTTCATTGTCTGCTCATCTAACATCGTACTAACATTAGCCATCTGCTCTTCAAACTTTGCATATTCTCTAACAGATAATGTCAACTGTGCAGCACCAGCGACGGCAGCATACTTTGCATATCGTTTCATAGACTGCATCGCTCTGCCAATTATCATATTGAATTGGGAAGCATCTGCACGAAGATGAACGAGCAAATTTCCTAAGTCAAGCCCTGCTGCCATAGCTATTCCTTCTTCCTTTTAATACCTACCCAACCCAGAAATTGACTTTTCATTCTCTCCATTGTTTCCTTTTTAGTCATATCTTTTTTCATAATTTTCCTTTCTGTAAACTTCAAAAGGAACTGCTCTAATCTGGGCACTTTCTTCGGGTCTTTTGAAAAAGCCATCCTGATGTGTCTGGCTATGCTGGCAAGAAAATAATCCTCTCGATGGAAGGCATTGACATCCAATTTCAGATATTCCATCCAGTCGAGGAATTCTGTGGAAGTTGTCTCCTGCTGACAACGCTGTTTTGACATATCCAAATGGGAAGCAAGTCTGTACCAATCTAACTCCTCCCCTCTCAATCGTTTTTTGCTTTTTCTATTGAAGCTTGGTCAAGTCCACTCAATTCAAGAGCAGCTTTATGCATACCAATAATCGCAGTCGAAGGAAATCTCAGAATTTCATCTTCCTTTACCAATTCATCCTTTTCATCGTATAAACACAAAGCAAGAAATTCAGTTTCAGAAAGAGGTTTGAAATCCTCAGCAGACTGAACCACAGCCTTACCATCCTGAAAAGAAATATCCATCTTAAATCTGGCCATATATTCTTTTCTTTGAACTCCCGAAAATTCTTTCAGTTTATACTTCTTTACAGACCCATCAGAAGTAGTAAGATTTACCTCTTCTTCCTTTCGGTCAAGCATAAAATTCAAATTACCCATGTTTTATCCTTTCCAATAGAATTCTACAGTTAGATATACCCTCTAACACACCGTTTAAGCCCTCTGTCGTTTGATTCAAGCTACTTTCCATTGAAATACGTAGTTTTATACTAATCTTCGATTACCACCTGTTAGAACGCATTTACTCCACTGCAGTAAAAACTGGAGCAACCTCAGCATTATTATCATCAGCATCTTGATTTGACGGTATGATAGTAATATTAGCTGTAGGCTGTTCACCTTCAATATTGGCATTCGGAGTAAACTCGTCAATCCAACCCCAAAATGCCAATGTTGAGTCATCAGGAAATGTGATGGTGATTAGCTGATTATCATTTACCATAGCTACCATCTCATCATACAACGCAGGGTCATACGCAATAACGATTGTGACTGGTGTCAATGTCTTCAAACTCTTTGGAGACATTGTCCTCCAAGTCTCATTTCGCATGGTACTTGCATCATTTGCACCCCCACCAGCAACTCCAGGAGGAGTAACTTCTTTCTCCTCCATAATGGAAATAATAATCACATCGCTTGATATCTCTGACGATGAAAAATCTACCGTCGTTTGATAACCGTCACTTTGAATGGTCATTTCAATATCCTTTCAAAAATTAACTTGTCAATTCCCTCATTGTAAGCAGAAAATTCATAGTAAAAGAAAACCTCCTTCTCGTCCCTGGTTCAATCCCTAAAGAAACGATTGGAGATGTTCTGCTTACATTTTGAATTTCATATTCCAACAAACCTATTTCAATCGTATTGCTTGCCACTTCGTCCAAAGCATTTGCAATATCTTCAATCTTTGTATAACCTGTCTCATAATTCCTTGCCCGTATCCGCAATTGAATACCTGGATGTTGAGGAACACCACCATCCATTGAACGCATATCATTCACACCAGTTGTATCGTAAATCGCACCAGCATCAGTTTTAACATTAGAACCATCCGGCAAATGCGATATATACAATGGCCAATCATCCTTATCACTGGGGTCTGTCATCTTTGACAATTTTTCAATAATATAAGCAGCCATTATTGATGCTGGTGAAGCTTGCAACTTCCGAGTACCAGAAACAGTCTTAGCAAGTGAGGTTAAAAAGAATATCCCTCTTGTCATTACTGCTGTCCAATTACCACTGGAAACTACATTGCTCATATTTTCACTGTAATCTCTGTAAAGGGTGTTGTTTCTGAAATAACCATTTCTAAGATAACCGTCATTTTATCATCAGCATCCAACAATTCACGAATAGTAGTTGAACCAGATTTCTGCCTCCAATTACCAGCATTCCAAGCAGCAGCTATTTTCAAGTATTTCTCAAATGTCATTGTACCACCAGCCGTAAATCCAGTATCTGCCATTAAAGCAGTTACAACAGCAGCAGCAGTAGCCCCACCTGATGCTTCTCTTATATATGTCTGGAACATCCAACCATCCGTACCAGTAATCTCAAAATCGTTAGCTGACACGGTTATTTTCTGATTTTTGAATGTTATCCTAATTGAATCTCCCTCAGCATATCCTGTACCTGCATCAAATACTTCGTCATAATATATCAATCCTGCAACTTCAGAACAACCTGCAGCATTAACAATATTTATCCAAGCGGTACCACCCCTTGCTTTCCTATCTATCGTAATTGTACCAGGACTTATTTCCACTGTTGAAGGTAAATCATCTACCATATTTGTAAGACCAAGTCCGAGCCTAACAGCAGCAGTATTGGCAAGGTCAACTGAATTAGGAATAACTCTCTCGATATTTAATATATCTGTAATTGCTCCACCACCACCCGTTATCCAAGCAGCATCACCTCTTGTCCTTATAGCCCAAAGCGAATGATTAGTTGCATCAAAAGTAGCACCAGCATTATCATCAGCAAGTTTTTTCAAATTGTCTGCAATAGTCGCCCCGCCACCATCAATATTAGCAGGAGTACCGAGTTTAGCAAGCCCAGTGGAATTACTGTCCATCTCTGACCTGATTTGAGCAACAGTTGGAGGTGTAGTCGTATTCGCACCATAATCAGCTAATGCCGTATCCACTTCAGCATTCACTTGAGCAACTGCATTTGCCTCCAATGTATGTATATGAATTGAACTACGAGCTATTATTACATAATCAGACGTATTATCAGGATTTGTTGTCCAATTAGTAGCAACTGTTACTGTAAAAGTTCCACCAACATAAGAATCAATATGACGCATCTGCCCGATACCTGTTCCAGCAGTTATAAGAACCCAATCCTCTTCATAAAAATTATCTACACCACTTGCTGTATTTTCAAGTACAATAGTATTATTAGCTCCACCACCCTGCGAAGTACCATCATGAGTTAATAATACATACTCAGCTTGCCGTAATTTTTTACCAGCAGAATTAGCAATATTATGATTTGCTTTCGTAATAACTCTATCCCATACGGCAGTTGCTATCTCTACAGCAGCATCTGCATTAAGCCCCGCTGCTTTCAATATAACACCATCAGTTCCAGTATCAGCAAGTATCTGAGCAAGACTTGAACCACCAGCCTCTATTGCCGTCTTTATCTCTGCCGTTGTTGCTGGTGTTGAATCTTTACATACAGGCGTATCCGCCCCCGTTAAAAGAGTTCTTATTTTAGTAGTGGTATCTTGTGCAGCAGTATCCTCCAAGATTAAGTCAAGAATAGCATCAAGCCTTCCATCATTTATCCAGTCAGTTAAAACACCGGCTCTCGCAGCCGTTAATCGTGCTGCATTTGTGTCGATAGTATTAAGTGTACCATCATCATCTGCACCATCGGACGAACCCATAAACTTATTTGTAGGCAGCTTGCCTTGAATTTCGTTTGTATCATCTTCTATATTTTTAAGAATACCATCTTTCAACGCTTCAAGACTTTCAGTTGTATTATTAAAATCACTCCAGTCAGCTGTTGCATCCTTACTCACTATTTTTGCAAGTGCAGCATCATTAACAACATCATCTACACCACAAGCTACCTTCATCAAATGGTCAAGATTAATATCCGACAAAGCCGTAGCAACCTCAGCAGGGGTGGCAGCAACTCCTGCAGCATCCGGAACAGTCGTGTTCGCTCCATCAGTCCCTCTCATCACATCTGAGGCAAGTAAGACTGGCGTAACTACATCAAACAATTTAACAAACGCTGCCTTAAGCCTACCAGCCCCACCTTCTGTCAATATCGAACCCATAATGTGAGTAAGGTCAGATGGAAAATTAAGATGTTGAGCAGAAGCATGTCCATAAGTTTCAATAACTAATGATTTATCAAGAAATGCCTTTGTCGCTTGGTCAACAAGATACACGACTATCCTTGCTGCCTGCATATCCTCAAGGGCTAATGTTATTGAATATCCCCTACCCTCATCTACAACCAAAGTTGAAAGGTCTGCATTACCAGCAGCATTAGTTACCTGCTCCTCAGCAGCTTCATCTCTCATCATAAAGACATCGCCAGCAGCAGGGGTCCAATCAGTTCTGAAATCAACACCATCAACTTCATAAAGCTCAAAGTCAACTTTAGCCTCAACACCATATTTTCTTAAATGAACACCTTGCATTTACGCACTCTCCCTCCGTCTTCGTAATATAGGTATCCCTACTGGTGGTGCACCTAATGCTGCTGCCGACCACAATTCAATTGGGTCTCTCTCAAACATACAAAATGGCCTCGAATGAGACTTGGCCATTTCAAATGGACTAAAGGCACGATTATAAACTTTTACATGGTCGATTTGACCATCCAAATCCCATGTCCCCGTTGTATTGTACGCTCCTATAATCACATTAACGGCTGATGTCATATCAATAGCATCACAAGCACCAGATTGGATTTGCACCCCATTAACATACAAGACATAAGCCGTGCCAACTTGTGTTACAGCCACTTCATACCAACGATTCGCTGCAAAAACAAAATCACAATCAATAGCGGCCTCATCAACATCAGGATACCAAACAAGATTTGCGAGTGCACCACTATCTATTTTTAAGACTGAATCTTTTACTCTTATTAAAACTTGGTCACCACCTGCACTACCTATATCAGATTTGAAACGCACAATGTAAGTAATAGCACCCCCATCAACTAAACCAGGTGGTGTTGCAGCAGTTATATAATCAGTTACACCAGGGAAGTCTATCGCATGGCCATATTTACCAGCTACCCAACTAAGGTCTGCTGACAATGTTCCAGTTAGACCACTCCCACTCAAATCATTGACTATAAGGCCTGTGCCTTCATTGAATAGCCAGAGGCCAACAAGACTTTGTGACAAACGATTCCCAAAATTAGGTAGTACACCCAATGGAGGCTTTTGTGTCCAGATTCTTTTCATTATGCATCAGCCCCAAAAGCATTCTGCCACACAATTTCACAATTTGCCACAGTAGCATCTAAGATGAAGAGTCGTTTGTTTATATGATTCAAATTTCCTACAACTGGATTGGCAATAGGGATAACCTTTTGTGCTGCTGCCGCTGTATCAGATAAGTCTGTCTTAAAAGCAGTCTTTCCAGATAGAACACTAAATCTATTAGGCCATATAGTCCACTCTTCTACTGTTGCTTCTTTTCGTATCTCAACAATAATTTCCGTACCAAGATGAGCAGTTGTACCCGTAATAGCAACATCAATAAGAATAGTGGCTTTGTAAATATTTGTCAGATTTATCTCGGCAGTTTCAAGAAGTACAGCTCCTAAAGCAAGAGCTGTCCATTCCAATGGTTGTGTATTCTGGGTCTTAGTCACAGTCGTTGTAGTAATACCAGTAACAGCAATAACCCTGACCCTAACATGAACCTGCGAGCCTGTTGCACCATAATTATTATTGATTAGTACACGGGCAGCAGTTGCATCCATAGGTAGTTCTACAGGTATGGTAACAACGGATTCACCATCTTGCCCATCTGCATGAACTGTGTAAACATCTGCTGTGTTAAGATGTTCAAATTGCAAATTATCAAGAACTTCAATTGTATCTATCGCTGCCATTACAATCTTGCCTCTTTTTGAATTATTTTGATTATTCTTTTCTTCTCTCCACGAGCAGGTCTTTCCAAAAATTTTGCCTGCTGATTCTCTCCCCTATTATCCATTGTACCTGCTGCTATTTCCTTCGCATGTTTTATATTGAACTCCCTACCGTGAGCTTTATTCAAATCTTCATGAACAAAGACAGCATATCCAACACCTTCACTACCAAACCCAACAACTATATCAGTTTTGAAACCCCTCCCTCCAACATTACGAGTAAAAGCAGATGCATGTAAAGGACCTAAATCAACAGGTGTAATTTCCTGACTTTTCCGCTGCAAATGCAATCCACCCTTTTTCAAGCCACGGGCAATACCAGAACCAAGAACTCCTTTTGCCTTAGTCAAATTCCGAATAACTATATTAAGTCCCGTTATCTTCTTTATTCTTGCCATCTACAACCACGCAGTTCTCAAATATTCTGTTGTCTTCAAATTTGGAAGTCTATCAAATCTTCGTATCTCCCAAGCACCTTCATTCTCTTTTATATTAGTCAAATCTGTAATGTCATCCTCAGTACCAAGCAGCAGTATCCCACCAACATCAACATCCCTATCTACATAGACTTTCGAACGAGACACTTGCCTTGTCCCCTTAGCATCAATAAACTCCTCACTAACATCCTCCCATCTGCAACTGATTTCAACAGGAATAGTAACAATCGGCTGACCATAGTCATCGAAATCATCCCCACCACTATCTGATGAAGCCAACGGCCAATAGACCGCCGTTTGCTTTCGCATTCGTGTTATAATTCCCATATCCTTACGACCCTGCAAAAATCCTAATAAAAGCCATTACCATACCAGCACCACCTGCCCCACCACCAATACTGGCTCCAATAATACAACCTATCAAGAACATCCTATTTTTAAGTATGACCTTTCCGTGTGGACAAGATTCAATGTGATATTTTATAACCTCATTAATTATTATTCTCGCTATCTCTTTACATTCAGCTTTGTCACCTTCTGTCAATGCCATTTCCTATTCCTTTCAACCAATATTGGTTGGGTCTGCTGTTCCCAACCAAGTTACACTGACTGTCGCTTTCCTCCCCTTCTTTACCTGTTCATTCAAAGCCGCCAAACCTCCCTCTGTATCCAATCTCATAGCCATTTGACCATAATGAGAAATGTCAAATCCTAAATCAACTTTCGACTGAAATTTTTCTGACACCGGCCCTGCCTTCTCACTTTCCGCTCTTGGGTCACGAACAGTATAGAAATGAGCAGAAAGCCATCGTTCAATCAGCTCTAATCTCATTGCAGTATAACCACTTGAACCACAGCACTCAGTTACCAACTCATTGGCTACACCAATGAATGGAATCATAGATATAAAAGTAGCTTTTGATTCATCCGAATCCCACTCGATAATACTACCAACCAATATTGGAGTAGTCCTGGCCATTACTTTTTACTTTCAAAAATCACGTTGTATGCCAAACATAATTGTTGACGGTTCCGTAGAATTTAATCGACCTTCAATAAAAAATAAATCTTCAAGCCGAACCCCAGCAAATGGGGAGAACCCAGATGTCTTTAATTCCAAATCCCAAAACATCTTTGCACCCCAATATGGATTACCTTCAAGTATTTCAGGCCATCCTTCAACACCAGCAAGTGGATTCGGAATCTGAACAAGGTTTGATTCATGCTTAATTGCATATACAGCAATTACCCTTGGCTCGTCATTATCACAATCAAACCATGAAAATTCTGCACCAAATTCAGTATTAGGGTCAACCAAATATCCACCACGTAAAGTTGTTGCTTCGTTGCTTGCAATCCATAATCTAATATTCCTGGATGACTGCAACTCTTCAGCACAACCGGCAATCAACAAGATTGCCACCAAACAAATTGTAAGTAATACATTCTTCATTTCTGTTCTCCTTGGATAAAATATATTTACTTCTTCCCCCTCAATAAATCAAAACCGCCACAAGCGGTTAGACCAATAATAATGGCAGGTAGCAATGATTGAGGAACAGATTGATATATCATTATGCCAAGTGCAATACCTATTGAAACAAAAGGCATAAATTCCTTCGCAAGAGAGTTGATTATAATTGGCATACCATTGGCTTTAAGGATTCTCTTTATAACCTGTATTATAGTTGCCACAACGGGTACAAGTGCCAACATTGCAGGTGTCAATTCTACATTAAGATTCTCCATTTCTATTCCTTTCTTTCCAAAATTGTTCACGACCTATTTTCGGGAAGACATCTAAATCACTATTATCTGTAACATTGATAACTTCCCTTCCAGGAAACAGTTTCTTCAAATCTATCGACACTCTTGTAAATCCTTCAATGAATTTCTCATACACAGCTTTATTTGGCTTGTTTACTAAATTGTTATGCCAATTAGACCTTCCGTCTTTGGATAAGTGCATATCAAATCCTAAGAGGAAAATTCGCTGGGCACCGAGTATTAAAGCAAGATTGACTGCTGCTGCACCTGTATTCTTATTCCAACCAAGGGCAAGAACACTTAATCCTTTACCCTTACGTGGCATCGTCCATAACCAACTTAACCTTGTATTGCGTAATTGACTTGCATTAGTGAATAGGATACCTTTGTAACTTTGAAGCTCCCTCTGATATTTGCGAAACCATTTAGGGTCACCAAAAATGCAAATCTTGCAAATCTTCTCACCCAAAGTAAAAGCTGAATTACACCCTATGGTCAACTCATCCTCAAGCAAACTCCAATCAAAATCTTGCTCTCTCAAAGAATCGCCACCACCGATGATAAAGACATCCTCACCTTCCCATTTAGCTTCTGGAATCCAATGAGGCATTTTTAATCCCCCTCATCTTCGTCCCCACCGTCTTCGTCCTCGTTCTCATCTTCATCTTCATCCTCTTCATCACGCAAATAATCTGCAAGAAAACCTTCAACCTTATCCCTGCGAAGCTTTTTATCATTCAACACTTCATTATTATCGGGGTCAACCACAGTAAACCATTTTAACTTTTCAAAGACCTTTAATTCGACTTCCGAAGCAGTAGGAAATTCCTTCGTTACGTCAACACCATACTCACTTTCAGGTATTTCAGTTTTCTTAGAGGCAACCTTTTTA